GGCTTCATCTGCCTTATTAGTTGCTGTTGTGGCAGAGTCAGCCGCGCTTGTTTCGGATTGAGCAGCACTAATAGCGGAGCTACTAACCTCTGTAGCTTTAGTTGTGGCTATTGTAGCCTGTTCAGTTGCTGTAGAAGCTGATGTACTTGCTTCGGTTGCCTTTGTCGTAGCAATACCTGCTTGGTCACTTGCTGTAATAGCTGAGTCTGCGGCATTGCTCTCAGAAGTTGATGCTGCTTCCGCACTAGCAACCGCATGGTCTCTTGCTGTTAAAAGTTCCCCAGTAAATTCAGAACCAGCATAAGTCTTATTGTATGGCTCGAGGTCTAAAACTTCCCACAGATCACAGTCAGTATTCGGAATCACCGCTGTAAATTTATCTGAAAAACCGTTTTCTGCATCAACGATAGTTATCTTGTATTCTGATCCCTCAGAGCCGAGTTCATTAGGAAATACATAGAGGTATGCGACACCTGATTCGTCTGTCTCTGCCTCATATATCTGAGGAACAACAAGCCCGTTGTACTTTTCCAGCGTAGAAAGCTTTGCAATTATCCTTACACCGCTAACTGCCTGTCCACCCTGTCCGTTAAATGTAAATGTGACTCTTACTGTAGGTATACTCATACGAATTGCCTCATCTGAACTGATAAGTCTTTCTGCTTTGAAGCTGACTTGTTAATTGATATTTTTGCCTTACTGACATAGTTGTCATAATCTGCCTGATACTTCATAGCAAGATTTGGATTACTCCAAGGTTTTGCTGGTTGCATCATAAGTCTTGCCTTAACGCCAGCAATGATAGCCGCGCTGTATATATTGTAAAACCTGTCCTCCACTTCTGTTACATTTGGAGTAGGTTTGATTGCTGCTTTAATTTTGAGTTGAAAGTCTTCATTAGGAACCGAGTCAAGTTCGAATGTAACATGGTCGTATGTGTAGCTTTTGAATACTGTGTTACCACGCACAACGTTCTCTATTCCGATAATTATACAATTGTTAGGGGCGTCAAGCTCATACTCTTTAATCCCTGAAAATATAAACAAAGGGTCGAGGTTTACAATATACGCATGTGTGTTTTCACAGAAATCTTGAATCACACTTTTGACATAATTCTTTGCAACAAGGTTTGAACAACCCTCACATTCAAGCAATACTTCACTTACGAATACATCAAGCTTTTGCATTATTTTATCCCTACGACTACATTCGGATCGAATTGCACTTCTTTTACTTCTTTAACACCTAGAATCTGCAAGAAGAGATCCCAATATGCGCCAGCTTTTGCCGCACCTGTTGGTGTGTCTCCTTCTTTCGCATAAGTACGGAAAAGCATATAATTTTTAATAGCTGGTTCGTACTCATCTGCTATAGAAATAGTTTCTACAGGTGACTCGCTATCTTTGTCGTCTGTAACATCAGCAGGAATAGCTGAATATACAAGTTCAATATGACCTGTATCAGATGATGGCTGCGGAGGATACACATAGAATATTTTTGGGTCGCTCTGTGCATCATAGACATAATTCTCAACTGAACTATTGGGATCACCTGTGTGCCAATCAAGGTTTAAAGTATCTATAGATTGCTGATCCACAATACTGATAGTGCGCCCAGGCGTATTACCGTCAACACCTAAGTTTCTTGTAATCTTTAACAAAGACACGCCATCGGCAGGCAGATCCTGCTTGGTACCGGGTACAAGCTGAATTATCTTATTCAGAGATCCAGCATTAGGCTTAAGAACGACTGTCACACGCTGAGCTTCGTTAAGCCATGTGTTGAGCTCTTCGCGTGTCCACCTGTCGTTATTGTCGTCAAGCAATTGTCTTGCAACTTCGTCAATGAGTTTGTAAACCTTTATTGATTGCATGCCTTATAATCCTTTTATCTGCAAAATTTACTCTGCAAGGCTATCTCTGAGCTGTTTTGCAATAGCTCTGAGTTCTCCTGTAGATGGGTTCCCTGTGAAGTTTCCCTTAAGCATTGCTTTAAGGTCCTTATAGTCCATTGCATCAATGTCCTCGTCTGTGAGATCTCTGGTGGACTCTATGCCAATAGCATCATCCGACATCGGCGGAGTACTTAATGCCTGAGTAAAATTAGCTGATATTGAAGACTGTATTGCCTTTCCAATAGCTTTACCCTGCTTCTCAATAGCCTCTCTTTCCACTCTTGCCTTCTCTTCCTTGTCGGCTTCCTGCTTAGCTTTGACAATTTTTGTTGCTTCAACAACTTCTTTAGGAACATCGAAAACAGGCTTCATTTTTTTGTTTTCAGCAAGAATCGGGTTATAGTGATAATGCTTACCAGTATCTATATGTTTAAGAAATTTAGGTTTCATATTTACATCCTCTTAAAATGGGCGGTGTTAGCCGCCCATTAGATGTTTATTGCTTACGCAGCTTTAGCGTAAAGGTGTCCGATACCTTCAGGTCTTACGACTTTATGACCGTAAACTTGAAGTCCTCTCATTCTTTGACCAAAGAATTTTTCAGACTTGATGATGTCATTTTCAACAAGCTGAGTAGCAAAAGTGAGAGCTTTCTTATGACCAAACATGATACTCCAGCAACCGACACCAGATTCATCTGTCTCTGTTAAGAAGTTAGAAGAATAAATAGTAAACTTATCAAGCATCCCTACTCTTCCATTTCTTAGAACAGAAGTGCCGTCGCCTGTCATAGAAGCATCTTTAAGTTCTGATGTTTTGATTCTGGTGATTGCCCAGCTTGGGAGAACAATCCATCTGTCCTGAGCTGGAACTTTTTGTTCGTCAAGAACCTGTCCACACTCAACGATTTTGTCAACGATGTTACTTTTATCAAGAGCAACAGCCGCACTGCCGTCTGTTCCAGTAGCACCAAGGTTCACTGTGCCTGATTTAACACCAGCATTAATACCAGAGTTTTCAGCGGCCACGTCTGCATAGATAGAGCCAAGTACACTGCTGTCTATAGATTCTTTCATCGTATCGGCTGCTTCGTTGACTGTATCTTTCACATAGTCAGCTCTTGCCTGTACTTTCTCGATATCATGAACATTAAAACCGTAATAATCACCTTGATTGATCTCAAGATCAATAGATGAAGGTGTAAGCTCATCATATTCAAGCTCTGCGCCGATTTCATATTTTTTAACTGTAACCTTCGGTACTTTACCGATTGTCACCTTATCGCCAAAAGCTTTTATCTCTCCCTCATAGTCAGTGTTACTGATATAAGGGACAACTGATGTTTCAAAAAATGATCCGAGCATAATAGATGCCCATATCGTCGGTATATATATACCCGATTTACCGGCTGTATAGCCGTTTACCAGTGGAAAACCACTCATGTTTCTACCTCGATTTATGAAGCATTGGCTCTGAATACAGAGTTAATGATTTCATTCTTCTTCTTCTCAAATTCAACAGGTGTAATTCTTCCTGCTGATAAGTCCCTAGAAAGACGATCGAACTCTTGCTTAATCTCTGCTTCTGTCCATGCTTTCGCTTGTGGAGGAGGAGTGCCATTGTTGTTTTTAGCTGGTTGTATTTGGCTTTGCACATTTTCAGACACTTGCTTTTTAGCAGCTGGGGCACTATTACTTTCACCTTCCTGAGCAAAAATATAGCTTGTTGAGCTTGTACTTCTGTATTCATTGAAGATGTCAGCAATGGATCTCGCATCACCACTTTCTGCTGCGATGTTTATCAGCTTCTGCTTAGTTGGTCTCTCTTTGAGCCAAGATAGGAAGTTAGGATCAACATCCTGATACTTCCAATTAGGGCAAAGCTTATCAAGCTCTTCATTGAATGAATTTGTTTTCACAGCCTCATCCTTTCGAGTTATATCACTTTCAATTCCTTCAATCTTTGACTCAAGCTGTTTTGTGTATCCAGCAAGGTTCTTTGCATATTTTGCCAAAGACATGACCTCATAACCAAAGCCCTGAAAATCTTCTGGATTGATATCGACAATATCAGAGTCACGTTCCACTCGTTTATTAGTCTCACCGTAATCAAATTCGTTTCCTCTTGGCTCAGAAAGCTGTCTGGAAAACTGCTCTATCTTTACCTCTGCATCGTTTAACTGATCGGTAAGACTTTTTATCTGGTTGAGATAACGTTTTGTCTCTGCATCATATTTACCTTGTAGCACCTTGTATTTCTGCTCAAAGGATTCTGCCGATTGATCTTCATAGTCTCCAGTACTATTTTGTCTGTCCTCTTCCGTTTTCTTAACAACATCACTATCTTCTCTAACAGAATCGTTAACAGTGTCGGAATTGTTTGAAGTCTCGTGAGTGTTCTCTTCGTTATTAGAAGAGAGTTCACCTTCTCCATTAGCATCTTCCGGTTGTTTTCCTTCTGTCAGATCAATAAGTAATTTTTCCGCTTCTTTCGCTTTTTCAATTTCTTTAAAACTCATTTACCCTCCGAGTCGGCATAATTAATACCGGTATTCGTAGTATATTAAAATCATTCAAGCCGTTATTTGTCGGTATTTGAACGAATTTTATCCGCTGTTGTTTTAGCAGTATCAAAAGCACCAACGATATCTTCAATCTGCCTGATGCGTCCCTGTATTATTGCCATTCGCAAAGGCTCATCCTCTTTAATGAGCTCTTTTATGTATTTATTTTTTTGTTCCTCTAAAAAACTTACAAACCCTCTAAAGTTGTCATGCAACGTAATGCGATACATAGCAGAGAACATATCTAAATGCTTTTCTTTGCTCATACCGTCTTGTACTCCTGCCCACTGACAAGTTGACCTCCACCATTAACCTGTGCTGGCGCTTGAGGTTGAGGCTGATTTCCTTGAGCTGCCGTAGCAGCATTAAAAGCCATTTCTTGCATCTTATTTATTCGAGCCATTTCTTCTTTACTTGGAATAATGTCATCAGTCTTAAGGTCAGCTCCGTCTACAACACCTCGCAGAAGTTCAATAAGACCATCTGCTCCAATTAGTGCGATGATTGCAGGATTAAGCATAATTTGTAGTAATTCTTGTCTGCGCACCTGCTGCTGTTCTTTTGCGATGAGAGAGGATGATCCTTCGGCAACAATCCGTGCATCACCAAAATAGCCATCAAAAGGCATATAGACACAACGCCATTGATAATGACGCTTAACAACACCTTCAATGACATCATCAATGTTACTAACTACGTTTTTAATACCTCTTGATGCATTATTAAACATCATGCTAAACCCAGTAGCCGTACTAAGAGCTCCACCTGCCGAGCCTGCTCCAGAGGTATATTGTGGTATTCCAGATTTTGTATCTGCTTCATTACTAAATGCTTTATATATCTCCCAAAGTTCTCTAGCCATCGATTGAGGCTGAAAGAACTCAAGAGGTTTATTACGTAGATCCTCAAACTGCCATATCTTCCATGAATACATCTTTGTGATATCCTCACCAGGAGGCATGGCTTTT